AACCAAATTCGTAGTGATACCTACAGATGAATTAGTAGAACTACCCCCCAATAAAAGTGGATTAGCCCCCGCTTGCATATATGCCATTGATTTAGTAAATTCAGCTAATGAAGTTTTTTCGTTTTGAACAGATTTAAAAGGAATCTCACGAAGCGGAAAGGGTGATCCCGTCACAGAAACACTAGAAGGAACTCCTGAAGCCACAACATTTACCCATTGTGCAACAACTTCTGGTTCTACTAAAGGAACCCCCTCCTGATTGGGGAATTCAATATTGATGAGCTTTATAGCCGAATCTCTTGATGTTTCAATCTCCTCATCAACCAAATCATTCAATAAAAATAACTCAGTAAACAATTGACTAAACAAAGGTAAGAAATAAGTATCATTGTCACCACCAAGTTTAATGCAACATACTTTCTCACTAGGTAAAGGTTGCCATTCTGGATATCTTAATCTATCAGGATTCTTTTTATATCTATCCCACAATATCTTAAACTCAGCAGGGTATATATCCCAAGCAAATTCATTTAACTCATTGTCTCTGGATAAGTCTTCAAAATATTTAAAGTTCATCTCAACACTGTATTGTCCGTTTTTTATTGATCTCAGTCTCACATACTTTATTGGTAAGTCCCATAAATAAGGGAAATTACCATCATTCTTTTCAAATCCACAATAACCACCATACTTAACTAAACTTTCAATCATTCTGCGTCCAGTTTTTTTAATATCAATGTCCTCTATGTAATCTCTAACAGTATCAAATTCATTTTCAAAATTAGATAATATTTTATCAAAAACATCTTCATCTATTGGATTATCAAATTCATCAAATTCTACTTTAGATTTTATTTCCGCTTGTAATTTTCTCATTGTGTTATGTGTTGGTTGAAGGTAATTATCCAAAGTAGCCATATTAGTAGTAAGATTTACAAGAGTTTTATATATACCTTCAGGCGCATAAAGGGAATCAGACAAATCAATAATTTCACTTTGATATTTATATGGGTCTTTTAACCATGTTTTTATTTTATCAATATCTATGTTGTTAGTTTTTTTCTTTTTAGATGAAAAGAAAGCACCTAAACGAGATAGTGAGAAGTTTTTGGTTTTTGAACTTGCCCATGATTCTTTTAAGGCGAATAGAGTAGGGGAGAGGGATTGATTGTTGTCAGGCAATGTATTACCTCCTTTCTGTGATTTTATATTTGGTTTTTAACGTCTTGCTCTTGCTGATTTGTTTGCTATTGCGAAGTATGAGGAGGGGGAAATGTTTGTATTTCTTTTTTTAACTTTATCTTCAAATTTTTTAATATACCATAAACCATAAGAAACAGCACTATACCTATCACGATCTACTCTTTTAGTTAATTGTTCTGTAGATAATTTACCACCTTGCATATGTTTTAGTTTTAAATTAGCCACTTCTTCAATGAAAAAATCCGTGTTTAATGAAGGTAAAAGTATATTATTTATATAATCTTTATCATCTAAATTATAATTACTATTTTGTTTCTTTTCTAATAATTGAAGTTTCCCACTTTCAACTACGTCAATAAAATTAACTATTATCTCCGTATTAATACCCTGAGAATGTAAAGCATATAAACATTTTTTTGCATCCTTATTATCTGGTTCATCATCTGTATTAATAGTATTCCAACATTCTAATATTTCTCCACTAACTGGGTCTACTTGTTCTTTTAATAATTCATCCAAAAGTCCCTTGCCAACCCCATTTTCATCACATATGGCAATCTTAGCGTTATAAAATTTATATACTCTTTTAAATTCAATTGCTTGACCTGTAAAATTTAATCCATTAGGAAGATTTATTAAATTAACTAATTGAATATTAACAATTCGTTCTTCTTTATTTCGTTTTACTTTTAAAACAGCTATTGATGATTGATTATTAGAAGATTTATTTGATCTACTAACATCCATACTTACATAATAATCAGATTTACTATCGCCTTTTAATTCAGGTTTTGACAAAACTCTTAATGCAAGTAATTTATTAATATCAACTAACGCATCATCTACACAGCCAACCCATTTGCTCTCATAGTTCATCGCAAAGAAAATAGGGGAAAGACGTTCTTTTTTATCAAGTAATTGAGACTTAGTTTCCCCACGACCATATTCACAAGCTAATTGCCAATCTGCTCCTAAAACAATTTTTCCTTTTAATTCTGCCATTTCATCAATCATTCTAATATTACGTTCAAATTCATCAGAACCTCTAAATCCAGATGTTGTAAAGAAATTTATTTGACCATTTAATTCTTCTGGATCAACCAATGCTTCTTTCCCAATGGTTCTTCTTGGAATATTAACTATCGGCTCAAGAACATCTTGGAAAAGCAAATTATTCAATAAATTTGATTCTTCGCAATTTAATCTTTTGCGCCTCGCCCCTTTACTAGATTGATTATTTGCCATGACATCTATGCGACCTCCAGAGGCAAAAATTATTTCTGCTGCATCTTTAGGAAAACTTGCTTTAGTTATTTCATTTGCCAACAATGGATAAAATTTTATAATTTCTCTATGTTTCTCTTCTAAAAGTTTAGTTGCGTTATCTTTCGTTTGAGCTGACATCGATATTTCAATATCTGGAAACAGTATCGAAACTAAATACATTGCAAGAACTTCAACAAATGTTTTACCATAACCACGAGGGAATACACCATATACAGAAACAAATCGCAATATACTTCTTAAAAATACTCGTTGATCTAAATCTAATCTAATACCACCCATTTCAGGTGTTATTAAATCTAAAAATAAATCCCCATTCCATCTAGCCCAACTAACAAAATCAACATATTTACTTAGATTTTTAGTAAAACTATCTAACTCTTTTACTCCTCTTGAACTAACAGTAGGATTAAATCCTGGATTAAATATATCTGTTCTATTTTTTTTATATTTGACATTATCAGATTGAAATTTAGAATATGAAGTCATTATTCATCACCGTTTTCATTTTCAAAAATATTATCTTCTTTATTAGAATGCTGAATATATTCATTTTTTCTATCTTCATAAAATTGCCAAATATCTTTATATTCACATGGAGGAAGACCTTTTAAATCACGGATATAATTAATGTAGCACCAAAGAGTAAAATCAACTTTATCTTGTGGTTTTTCTTTAAATTTAGGTAGTATTGGAATAATATCAACTGATTGTTCAACTGCTCGAACCAATTCACTAAAAGTAGACAAACCTTCAGTTAAATCTGCTTTACTTAATTGACTAGGATTAATTTTAGCAGCAGTTGCGGCATCTTTTGCTAATCCTCCCCATTCTTTTGCTTCTTTAACTTGACCTGAAGCAGTAGACATTTCTTCTTTTACTCTATATCTTATATAATTAAGTAAAGCTTCGGTATGCATAGCAGTTTTTTCAGGATAGTTATTTTTTAATAAATGATATTTTCTTTCAAATGCTTGATATTCTTCGGTTTTGTACCCCGCGCCCCATTTATCAATTATCTCATCTGTAAGAATAAATTCAGATTGTTTTAAAGATATATTATTATTTTTATATTCTATATCTAATGAATTATCGTAATTTAACTCGGTACTTAATTGAGGTTTAAAAACAGAATCTTTCCATGTAAGTTGTCTATTTTGTTTAAGACATAAATTTTTCATATAACATCCAAAAGTATCCATTTTATCTTCCAAAGAAATTTTATACAAATCAAAAATAAACGGGCGATCAATTAATTGAAGTGTAGATTGTAATTTATCTAAAGTTACATTTCCCACTTCATCGCTAATCATTTTTTTAAGACAATCCTTACAGTACGGCAAACGCCCCGTTTGATGGACAATATTATAACTAAGATAGTAACTTGAAATATTTTTATTCTCACCGCAAGATGCACATGTCATCTGAGATAATTTTTTTTGTGGGTTTACTGATGATTTATTTGTTTTAGTTAGTTTTGGCATAACGCCACCTTCCTTTTAATCATAAAAATAAAAAGGTTAGCATTAACTAACCTCTTTTAAATCTTTTTCTGTTATTTTTCTTAATTCTTTTTTAAGTATTTCTTCAATTCTATCATAATCCCAATACCAAATTTCTAAAAGATTTATATTATTAATTTTAGCATATTTTCGTTTTCTACGATCATGCTCTTGTTGTTTCTCAAAATCTTTTTTAGATTTATGAAAACCAGGAATATATTTTTCATGTTGTTCTCCTTGATATTAAATAAGTAAGTTATATTTATTAGGCAAATAAAAATCATAAGAAAGATTCCCACCTTTTAAACCAATAAGTCCGTCAAACTCTTTTTGAGGTATAAAATAACTATATTTTTCTTTATAAACATCGTCTAATATTTTATAATTATTATCTTCAATTTTAATAAAACCAATATCTGTATAATAACTACTGATTTTTACTTCTCCTTTAGAATAATTACATTCAGGACATCTAAAATTATATCTATTAGAACTAGCAATATCTCTAGAATAATCTTTATGATTACCTTCGGGACATTTCCAATAAACTTCACGATGCGTGGTTGGAGGATATTCATAAGGTGATCTTTTATTTTTCTCAGACCATAAATGTAATAATCCTTTATCCTCTAATAATTTACCTAAAGAATCTAAAGGATGAACTTTACCACTATTTTTATTACAATATGGACAACGAGGATTATTTAAAGTAAAATGATTCGGTGTAATATCATAACTACCATGATAATCTTTTTTCTGACACTTTATATATACCTTTTTTCTACTATTACCTTTACTTATTTCCCAAGGATTAACCACATTCTTATCATAATCCCAATATTTTTCAAAGAAATCCTCACCTAAATGGTCTATACCCCACTGAGCAAAGGAGATACATTGTTTACAATCCATTACTCCATCTTCGCCAGAAGTAAAGCTACCTATATTTTTTAATTCACTTTTATGTAATCCTTTAAGACATTTAAAATAATACTTATTAGGTGTACCATATGTAATTTCGCTTGGCCTACAATCATTTAACTCATAATCCCATCTATCTAAGATATCTTGTCTATTATTTTCTATACACCATTGTTCAAAAGATTTCCTATTCCTAAGTATAGTTTTTCTATATGTATTAATACTAAATAATTTTTTTGAACATTTTTTACAATAATATTTACCATCTCTCCTTAAATATCTTAAATAATTATTATAATATGGGTTTATTATTTCCCCACAACAATCACATTTAACATCTACTTGAACCCTACTACCATGAGATAAATCTTCTACTTTTACAATAATTTTTGTCCCTCTAGGGGTAGTATAATCCCCGTATTTATTTTTAATTTTAGGAATATCATAACCCAAATTTGAATAATATTTAATAATACTATTATTTAATATAACTTCTACTTCTTTTGTTAATAACATTATAATTCCTTCTTTCTGTGCTTAATATTTCTGTGCTTAAAAATAATAATAGAGGATAGACGCACAGAAACTCGGTCATGACTCCGAATTATACCTATCCCCTAAGTGCAAAAATTTAATTTAATGCACAACAAAATACCCTATTATATTAATAAGGTATTTAATCTACATTCAATTAATTTAAATCTTCTTTCCTGCCAATACATCCTTGCAAAACCCCATCTGCACCCAAGAAAACCAAACCCATCAAAGCATTAAATTTGCAACAATCACAAGTATTTTCATCCTCAAACATTTCCATAACGTCATTTATTGTATCTGTAATTACTTGCAAATAACTATTAGATTCACAACAAGGACAATCACATATTTCTATTTCTTCATCACTATCATCATCATCAACACAATTAGCTTCATCTAACTCGTCCAACATTTCCTCAAAACCTTCTTCAGACACTTCATTACCATCAATAAAGAATTTCTCCGCTATAAATTTTCCGTCCTCGTCATCAAAATACAGAATATTACTAAGTTTCAATATACTGTCCTCCTTAAAATTTATATTAATAAAATAACTAAAAATTTATATCATATGTACACTTAACCCCATTATCATCACAAACACATACTAATTGTTGTGGGATACCCACAATCCGTTTTGTAATACAATAATCATCCATTCCTAAAAATCCACCAGACATAATAACTTTGATATTATTGACATACTCCATACTATTATGATGTAGATGACCACATAAAATAGCATATATATTTTGTCCACTCATTAATGCAACAGATTGAATTGCAGACCTACCAGAATCATAATCACCATGAACATTCAAATATTTTTTACCACGAATATCAACAAGAGACATAGTATTATCTAAATTTTCATTTACAAAAATATTATCAACATTTTGCAACCTTGCTTTTATATACCAAGGAATTAAATCATCTAATCGCTCTGATTTCAAACTATTATCTTTATTGCTTCCGATCCTTGAGTGATTACCAGCTACAACTATAAAGACAACATTATTAAAATGCTTACTTAATTCACCAAGAAACTGTGCAATTAATTCTGATACACCCATTACTTGTTCAATAATATTTTCTTTATTAGAAACAAGGACGGAAAGATGAATATTTCCGTTTATGAGATCCCCATTTGCACTAACATAGCAATTCTCTGAATTATGTAATTCTTTAATTTTTAATATTTCATTAAAATAATCATTTAATCTTTCTTTACAAATATCTGAATTATAGGTATTCCAAGCATTATTTATATCTGCTCCGAAATGTAAATCATTAAGACTGACAAGTAAATCATTATCTGTATGTTCTATAGTTTTATAATTAAATTCTATTTTAGGTAAATTACCACTTTGAATTGTTTCTTGAATAATGTCATATACTTCATCTAAACGTGTATCATCTCTAATTACTTTTTTATATGAAACTCTTTGATCAAAAAACTTTTGTTTTTCTTTTTCAAATTCAATCCGTTTTAACTCTAAAGTTTTAAGAATATCATCTTCAGTTATACTTTCATATCCTTCTTCTTTAAGTTTAGATATTATTGCCTTTGCTCCATATAGACGTTTACGAGATTCTTCAGGTGATATTTTTTCATTAACTAATAAATCCCAAAGTTCAGATTTATCAATATCTATTTGATTATTTTCTTTTGCTTCAATCAGTCTATCAGCATATTCAAGAAAAGACTCACCATCTTTTTTCAAGCATACATCCAAAAATGTATCCTCCTTTTAATTTATAAATATTATGGAGCTGGATGCAGGACTCAAACCCGCAATCTGTTCCTTACAAGGGAACTGCCGTACCATTTGGCTAATCCAGCATAAATACAAAATGGGTAGTTGCCTAACTTAATAGGTCAACTCCCATTTATATTTTGATGGTAGTTCAACAAATATTTATCCATTAGCATTGTGTAGACACAACCCCTAGTACCATCTGATAAATATTTGGCAATTAATAGGCAGGATGTTAACTAAGCCACTCAGTTCCATCCTGTGCATGCATCCTATTAATTGCAATTGAGTTTTAAAATGTCTCACCGTGGGTCACTTCGTTGCATTGACCTAAACCAAAACAAGAGAGGTGTGGTGAGTTCTGTTTAAATATTAATGGTTTTGCTGTCAATATCAGCTTCTACCCCAACTCATACGTTGAGGAAACCAAATAATTTAAACTTAAATTCAGTCGGCATTAAACCTTTTATAGTCAAATCCTTATCAAAAGGTATTTGCTAATAACTACTTATATCCCAATCTTCTCTTTCCCAATTTTGTTTTAACATAATAAATTCCTTCCAATTTATATTATTAATATTTAACATTTGTTCCCGACATAAATGTCGGTAGCAAAATTATTTATATACCCTGTGCAACTTGTGCTAAATGACTACGGTATATATTTTTCAACTTAACACATGAAAAACAACTATCACCTTTAAACACCTCAATTGTCCTAAACATACCACTTTCCTTTAAACTACTACTCTTTATATCCTGTTGTTCTAGAATATCTCCTTCGATGATTGTCTTGCAATTATCTTTTGCTCTTTGGATAATAGTTCTCATTGTATAAGAATCTATATTCTGACCTTCGGTAACATAGATGCAATCATGTTCAGATATTTCAATCCCTCTAATGTCACTCGTGGGAATTAGCATTAATTTACCATTATTAATTAAAGTTTCAACTAATGTCATATCTCCAAATTTACTAGATAGAATGCCACCGATACTATTTTGAAGTAATTTCTCTGTGCGATTACCAGAATAAAATCCAAGTTGAGCACTATTTTTCAATTTTTCAGGATTAAAAATTATAAAACACGTACCTATTTTACCCGTATGTATATTTTGCATTATCCATGATAAGGATAGCATTGTTTTTGCGGTTCCAGCTTTCCCAAAGAGTAAGGTTAAATCATCATTAATTAATGAATCCATAGCAAACATTTGATATTCATCTCTAGGTTTAAAATCAGGAAAGTATATTGACTTAAAATGTTTTGTGCTTATAGTTTTAAAACCTTTTTCAGTCCATTTGCGTTTATCAATTAGATTTCCATTTTTATCTCTAATTAAAAGATATTCATTAACCAATAAATTCCAATTATTTTCATAGTTTTTATAAAATTCTGCTTGTTCTTCATCACTAAGAATTATCTCTCGATACCCTTTATAAATATCTAAATCATTCTTATCATTCTCACCAAACTCTACACAAGGTAATTCCAAACATTCACATTTAAATTGTACATTTAGATCATTACTCAGCATTAAAATACTATCATCTTTTAAATATAAATCTCTAAATATATTGATAATCTTATTATCATTACTTTCTCTGTCAAAAGAACTAGGTAATTTAAAACCTTTATCATTTAAACAAAAAGTAATTTTACTTTTATTTTGTTTGATTAACCTGTGTGCCTGACGAGCCTGAAATTGTTTGTTTAAATCAGGAGAATATTTGTGTTTATCAAGTTCTTGAAAAACTACATCACAGATATATATTTGGTTATATTGGTTATATGTATCAAACAGGATAGAGGAGTGGGACATTAATATATTCGTATCTACGAAAAGTTTTACTTCCAATAATTTCAATTCCTTTCGGAAAATTATTTTATTATATTGTTGTTATAAAATTAAAGTTATCCATTAATAATTTCTACCATATTCTTACTCCTTAAATATTGATTATAATGTGCCTCATGGACATATCTTGTTTTATGTTTAGCTGGTTTATTTGGACAACAAACTGTCCACTCTTTGTTTTGTTTATTTGATCCATTGAGAATGCCAAGAGAAAACATTTCTAAGAATTGTAATCTGGATATTTTTATCAAAAAAATTATTACTCCTTTATTATTTTAGTAAATTAATAAAAATGTTATCGACCAAACACTATAAAATAAAGATATTTATATTACTAATATCTTCATATATAGTAAATGAATATAAAAACGCTACAACCTTCATATATAGGCATTTTTAGCAATTTTCTAAACTTGGACATTTCTTGTTTTTCTTTTATTTTCACGCCATAATTCTTTTTCTCTATTAGGCCAACAATCCACACAATATTTCTGATTATTACTTTTAGGATAAAAAGGTATCCCACAATTCTCACAATTAATCACATTGCCACCGATATATTTTTCATACTCTAATACAAAATTATTAAAATTGTTTAATACAATCCCTGAATCATTAATTTCACTTACATCATCAATAAAATTAACCCTCAAACCACCATAAATAGTATAATTAAATAAACCACTTTTACTTAATTGCTTTAAATAATCATCTTTTTGATCTTTATTACACTTAACCCCTGCATATTTAAATAATTCTTTAAAATTATAAACAGTATAAAAATCACCATTATTATATTTATTTTTAGGTTTATATTTATTTGCTTTACTTAAAACTAAAGTAGTAAAAGCAATCTTCTCTAATTTTAAATCATTTAATTCCTGAATCTTATTCAGTTCATTTTCTGTTATATGTATAGATAATATCACTGTTAATGTATTTTTCTTTTGAACTCCATAATTTACTGCCTTATTAATCATATCTAAATGAACAACTTCGTTATATTCTAATAAAAACTTTTTACAAAATCCCTTTAACATCACCTTCACTTCTTCTGTTTTAAATTCTTTAATCTTATTATAATATTTTGCTAAAACTCTTAATTCAGTAAGGTATTTATTTTGTATAAAACCTTTACTTAACATTGTTTCTACATATTCTAATTCATTAAATATCAAATTTTACTTCCTCCAATTTAAAGTTATTACCCAAGTATTCAATACTACCATGCTCATCCAAAATAGGAATATAAACTACATCCTGTTTATTCTTAAAAATATTTACTAACACATCTTCTTGAAATACATCCCATAGAAAATCTTTTTTATCTTTTGGATATAACTCATATACAATTTTCACAACATAATTAATAAGCTCTGCCGTATTAGAACATTGTTGATATGCTTCATTCCTAATCTTCTCATAAAACATCTGCAATTCTTCATATGATTCTTGATCTAACTTACTATCATTTTGTTTTACTGTCTTGGCATGAGTCCTTTTCATATCACAAAACTTATTGTATAAAACCAATACTCTATTAAAAGTATCATCATTAAAAGCAATTGAATTATCCCTCAAAATATTAATAATATCTTCAGAAGCAACAGAAGTATTTTTAATATCCTTTTTGATAACTTCACCTACACTCTCCATATACCAGCACAGTAAATTCATAACGCAAGGAGATATATCTAGAGGAATATTTTTATAATGAAATTTAAGAAAATTATTTTCTACTTTTGATTTATTTCTTTTATCTTTTAATTCATTCAAAGTACAATCAAAATTAATTTTGCAATATAATTCAGCTTTATCAATATAATTTTTAAACTGCCTCCTATATTTTGGATAAATATATCCTTGAAAATAAGGTTTTTTATTAATCACAAGTTTATTTAAAAACTTCTTATTTTTAATTACTTCTAGAGAATCCGCTTTTTTAGTTAAATTACCTTCTTCATCATATACATTTTTATAAAAAATCTTCTGATACTTTATCCAACTCTTAGGAAATTCTTCAACCTGTATTCCTTTTGCTTTATCAATAGCATTACCTTGAAGCATACGAGTAATTTTCAATCTGTTTAATATCTCATTATAAGACTTTGAACCTTTATTAAACCATTTCAGCATTGCATACATTTCAGTTGAATAATTAGTAATCATCCCAATATCATTGTTAAAACTTAATAAATCTGCCTGAAACAAATTATCATCAGTAATTAATGCTGTAGGGGTAGATTTTTTCTCATATGTTATTGGCAAAGTATCTTTGTAAACACATTTGAGAAACGTACTATCATTAGTTGTATAAACAATGTCTAGATCAAAATCACTATCCGCATGTTTAATTGTATCAAGTCCTATTGTTGGATAAATAATACCAGTAGTTTGATATTTAAACCACTCATTAGTTAATTCATCATCTTTCAAATTTAATATATTATGTTCAGAATAGTGAGTAAGAGGACTTCTACAAGCATCTACTTGTTTTACCCCATGCTTATTCCAATAAGCAGAATAATGCTCACCTTCAGCAAGTAAACCCTTACACTTATCTGAATCTTCTTCAAAAATATTTTGACATAGACTATAGGGATCAGCCAGCATGGTTTGGTAATTACTTCTAACCAAAATACGTCCTGAATATGTATTTTGAATCCTTTTTCTAATACTGTTATTAATTTTATTCTTGATATACGGATCATTTGCTAACTTATTATTTAACAATATTGCTTTTATTAATGGGTTGTTAATATTATCAAAACTATTAATCGTATTTACACCCTTACCCAATAAATAAAGGGCAGTATGAATAGGGTCTGCCCCCAATATATCCTTAAACCATTCGATATTGAATTTACATAATTCCCTTATATCATCTTCATTCATATCTAAAGTTTGTAAGTATTGATAATTGGTTAAATGGTAATGTTCATCTATTTTAGGAGCAACACGACAAACCCCCCATGATAAATTATTCTTTTCTAAATTCTCAGTGAATTCTTCAAGTGACTTATAATTCTTCCAGAGCTTTATTTGACTAGCAGTTAGAAAAATATCGTAATCTTTTGCATCTCTAATATCTCCCCATACGTCAATAAACAAAGAATTTTCTAAAGAATTATAATAATCTTCCATAGGAAAACATACCAACATACCTTTAATATATGAATTGCGGATTCCAAAGAATCCAGGCGTGTAATCTTTAATATCTAAATCATCACACCATGCTTTTACACCACTTAATGTTATAAGACCCTCACCGTCATGTGGTTTTAATTCAATAGGATGATTTTCTATTTTATCAACTTTAAATTCATCATTTTCTTGAGAAACAAAATCTACAGTTCTTTTAATATTAATTACTAAATCCTTAACCACACAAAACTTCAAATCTCTAACTTTATATGTATTACTGGAATAAAGTCCGAAATAAGCATTGTACTTGCTTGGACTTAGAGGAATTCTTTTATCATATCCATTTTCTAATTTAGGTTTAATTCTATTAAGTGTTTCTTCTTCTACAAATATTGTTTTACTATTGCGTGAATGCCCACTCCCTACAATAAAACGCCTAAAAACCTTGCCGTTGATTTTAAGATTATTTAAATACATTTTATTATATTGACTATTAGTTTTAATATTTATTACTACAACTTCGGGAATAAATAACATATCATCAATAATATTTTGAATTTCTTCTAATCTTTTCCTATAAAATTCGGAAGATTCTCTTTTTTGAATATTTTTTCTCCAGGTAAACAATTGATTTAAATAATCCATATCAATTTGATTATTATTTCTAATATGTCTAAGTAATTCACTATCTCCAAGAGAAATTAATTCTTTGTTTTCTCTAGCTTCTTTAATAGTTAAATTAATATCATAATTTGATTCTTTAAGACGAGCAGAATTAAATCTAAACACATAAAATTGTTGCTGTTTAATCAAATAATTTATTACCTCCTATATTATATTGTGAATATTTGTTATGCCAATTTTCTTTAATGCTTCAATAAAGTCTTTTATTAACCAAGGTTTTGTTTTTCCATCTTCCTTTGTAAAATCCGAATTTAATTTTATATTTAAAATATTATTTGAATTTTTATCTGCCAAACATATTAATGGATATAAAATCTTATACATTTCTTTATTAATAGATTCATTTGTTATTTTATAATTAGAAAAATATATTTTATTATTCGTTTCTAAATTAGATATATATTGTTTCTTAAGTTCTAATATATCCATTAGTAATTTATTTAACTTAATTGTTGCATTCGTAAAATCATATCTTGGTAAAAATTTTGTATTATACCCCATATGCCTAAATGACAAATTTATTTCAATATGGTCAAAAATATTTGGAAATACATAATCTGGTTCACAAAAATTTAATACCATTATTTCATATGATTTTTTTGTTTCTACCATATAAATTTGTTCATAATGATATAATGGAAATTCAATCAATTTATAATGACCTTTATATTTATAAAACGGGCTATTATAATCTTCTTTAATTAATCTAATATCATGTATATAATTTTCCCCACTATGTACAATAAAATCAAAACCCCTATAATCTTTAAAATAGAGTAAATTATATTTATCTTCATAAATAAAATCTGTTTTATATTCGACAATTTTATCTTTGTTATTATTTAATATATTTTCAATTTTAGTCAAAGCTATATTGAAAATACTTCGTTTTTTAATTGTATTTCTTAATATTTGTTCATTTTTTAATTCTTCTTCTCTTATTAAATCTTCTTTATAAATATCAATACCATTATTAATTATGTTAATTATAAATTCTACTATTAAATTATGATTTATATTATCAAGTATATCTAAATTTTTACTATGGTAATATTTTCCGTCCGATTCCGCTATAATATGATTCATTCCAATATAAATTGACATATATGTAGTAGAAGAATGAAAATAACCATGTTTATATTTATATAAACTTAATTTACATAAATATGTATCATTATAATTTATACTTTTATCAACATCTAATGTTAGTCCTTGTAAAATATCTGCTTTAAAATGATTTTTAATTATTGAAGAAATCTCATTGCTTTTATTATAATAGTTTAAAAGTTCTAAAACATCTTTAATATTATTATTGATTTCTTGAATATATTTATCACTAATATATTTGGTTAAATTAAAATATATTGAATTAATTAAATATGTGTTGCTTAATCTAATGGTATTATATTTAATATTTTTATACTTTCTACCTTCTTTTATTTTTTCTATTGTAAACTTACTTTTAATATCGTCATCTAATTTGTCAATATATTCTGAACCTAATTTCTCAAACAACTCAACTTTATAATTTATATAATCTTCATAAATAGGTAAACATCTTTTCCTAGACAATATTAAAAATAATAATTCTCTATCTTCCTCATCTGCATAATCAATATAATCAATTAATTGCTCAATATTGGTTTCACCCTTCTTGTAATTAATTGTCTCTAACCAAAACCAATCAAGTTTTTTAAGTCTATTTTTAATATCTTCATCGATAATATACTTTTTATATAATTTCTCTTTATGTTGTCCTATTGTATTATAATAAGGATCAGTCCTCTTAGTATTAAAACATTTACCCTCATAAAATAGAGGCTTAAATTCATATTTAGTTTTATTAAACATTGCATTTGATAGCATTTTTAAATCTACTTCAACTACTGGATTTTTTAATTCTAACCACTTATCTAAATAATCTTCAACTTTCTTTTTATTTGTATAATTCATTTCAAAATAAACAGTTTTACCACACTCGGTTAAAATAGTTATATCTGGAGTATAAATCCCATACTCAGTAGTATATGATTGTTCAATAAGTATATCCTTACATTTATATTCATTATCTATATCGGTTTTAATAATAAAACTATCCCCATTAACTAACATTTTATTTTTAAACCAATAGTGAATAGCCGATTCAGAACTACATTTACTTGCATCAAAATGTGAAAAATGTCCAGTTACTTGTGCTACTTTACCATCTTTAGTCATACCATCTATAGCAACTGGTTTAACTTCTGAACCACAAATAGGACAAGAATATTTTTTATACCTATCTTGTTCTTGTAAATCATAAATAATTGCTATATCATTATTTTCATCTTTTGCCCAAAACAATTGTACGTCATTATAAATCAATATATAATTCCTCCATTTTATTCATTATATTATTTAATCTCTACCAATCCATTCTCTATAGCAAGCGTTTTCCTCTTGTGCAATCTCAGCATAATATTCACTACGGCAATAAAAATCGCACCAGGGTTCGCTAAGAGGGGAAAGGAATGTACGTCCACATTTCCAACAATAAGAATATGTTTTTACTGGTTCGACAATCTGCTTAATACTATTATCATTATTTATTTTATTATTTTGCACCATTACCATAATTCCTTTTCAATATAATCTCCAACCATTCTCCAGTATTATCCCAAAGTACCTTACTCAAATTAAGCCCACACACAAAATAACTGTCTACCCCTTGCTTATCTCGACAAAACGTAATCATCCCATCTTCCTCAAAAATCAAACTACCACCACGTAAAATCTTAATATACACTTGTGGTCTTAATCCTGAATCAAAAATATTATCCAATATCTTACTTACATTAACCGTACCATTTTCAGTAACTATTTCAAATTCACCAGACTCATCATCCACCATTTGAAGTTTTCCGTTTAATGTATAATTCATATGTATTATTCCTCCTTAATAATTTTTATTTTTAAATTTTTGTTTATGATTCCAACTTGAGTCATACCCTCAAAAATAATATGTAATTTTCACTATAATTACTGTAGTATTTCTTCCTAGATTCAACGATAATATAAAACATGAGTAATTATATTAACTAAATATTAAAAGCGATTTTTAAGATAAAAATACTAATTAATTAGTAAAAATATTTATTCCTTATTTTTATCATCTTTAACCTTTTCTTTTTTCTCTTTCGCCTTTGCTTTTCTTGCTTTTTCTAATCTCTCAGTAGCATTCTTTTTTTGTTCTTCAGTCATTTCTTTTTTCTTCTGAGTTGGTTGACGGATGCTAATAAGATGCTTTGCTATTTCAAATTCGTGACCTTCTATTGCATCATCAAAAATCTGCTCACTTGTCATTTTGAAATGTTTAGGATATTTCTTACAATACTCCATTAGTTTGCGATCCAATGCCTTATTAAGACAAGTACAATGACAAATAGGGGAATCATCTTCAAAACCAAAACATACAAAACGATCTGATGTTGTTAATGGCATATATGTATTAAACCTTCTTTCTTAAAATAATACTAAAAAATAATGTATATATTTATATTATGTATTTAATTATAATTACGTTTATTTAATCCATTATTACTACTATTCAATCCCAACCTATATCTTCGATCTGCTTTTCTATAAACATTTAATATCTTTAGGTAATCTGCTCCTTCCTTCGTAAGTTTGCCAGCTATTATTAGGAAATTGGGTGCGTTTTTGTTTACTACGGGGGAGGGGAGTGGCATAGGTCGTGCCTCCTTT